CAGTGGCTGCTGGAGCTACATCAGATAATCTGTTTGCTGCCGTAAGAACATCTTGCCTTGATATTGTCGGTTTTTCACCTAAAAGGTTTTGACCAAGACCAAGTGAAGGCAATCCAGTAGATAATGTCTGTGTAGTGCCTGTCCCACCACCTTGTGTAGTTTGTTGAAAGTCTGATGAAGACATAAATCCTTGTGGATCTAAACCTCTTTGCTGTAACAAGTTTGCTGTAAATTGTGGGTCAAATCTTAAATTTGATGTAGGACCTACATTCCGAATATTTGTTCGGGGTCGAGTGTCAATTACTGGAGCAGGACTATCGTCACCACTTGTGCCAGTAAAGATGCCACTATCGTCTACTTGATATTCGGTTCTGCTAGGATCTTCTTCTTCAGTAAAGCCTACGTCAAAGTTGTTGTCACTATCATCAAATCCTGTGTCAACAGTTGGAGCATCATCTCCCACACTCGAAAAATCACCGAAATCATCAACCATTCCACCATCAAACATCATTTGTACAGGTTTGACAGGTGGCATCATCGGCATAGCCGTCATCTGTGACATCTGTGGGTTGAAAATATTCACGTTACTTGTCATAGGGGAGACAGGAGGCATGGAGGATTGCATAACTCCTGTCTGTATGGGAGCTATAGCTCCATTTTTTGGCAAAGTCCCTAAAAATTTGTTAAAAGTGCCTCTGCTTTCAGCCGATGTCTCCAATTTCACCTGTGGTGGTTGACCTGGTGATGGTGGGGTAGGCATAAATCCCCCAAGAGGTCCGTTTGCCATGTGTCTCTCCACAAAAAACTTGTTTCTGTAGAGATATTATATCAATTATTTATTTTTGACAACAGGAAGCCCATCTCTTTATCACTTTGAGCTATAATCTTAGCTGGTAAAGGGTCTAAACTGTCCTTTACTGATGATAAAGCGTCTTTTATTGAGTCTCTTAGCCTTGTGATCCTGTCCATGTCATATTTTGTCAAAACTTCTTGATGTTTTTTTACATTTTCATGCACTTTTTCTGCTTCAGCACCTCCATTTTGTAAATGTTGTAGTGCCATATGCACAGATACTGGCATCCTTTGTGTGCCATACTCGTAGTGACACCACGTTCTTAGACTTAATCCTAATTTTTTGGATAACTTTGCCTGACTCAAGTTTAAAGCTTTACGAAAATCGTAAACTTCCTTCTTTGTCAGGTCTGCATACCCATAATCAGTTCGTTTCATTGGCTTTCCTTTCGTTCATGTTAACCAAAACTTTGTTTTTTATCATGTCTGCAATCAATTCGTCTTTGTCACTGTAACGATATGCTAAACCATTCCAGTCACAACACACGTTGGCTATGTTTTTCAACAGTGAAGACATCCCCAAACCACGACACATCAACACAGATGCTATCTCTTGCAGTAAATGATCGGTACTTTTGACCTTAAACTCTCTCGTTGTAGAGAGTCGTAACCTATATGTTGTCATTTTTACCTCATTTCATACTAAATATAGTATTGATTGCACAAAAGTGCAAGATTTTTTTATGAAAAATTTTTTTGGGGTCGTGTTTCAAACACATGGGGGTCGTTTGAGGTGAAGTTGGTGTACAGATTTTTTTGCAAAATTATATAAATTTTGGTGGTGGCTATGGTATACCCAGCCCGATTTATATAATAAAAACAATAACTTAGGCAAAAAAAATAACCTGCTAGATTAGCAGGTTATCTTATAAAGTTTGATAATAAGAATTATCTAAATGATGCAATTCTTTCATTTAGATCAGCAATTGTTTGGCTATCCAAACTCGCAATTAATTCACTTGAACCACGTTCATCATTATTAGAAATAAATTCAATATTGTTAGATGGTCTTTGAATATTTGCAGATGTTAGAACCTCATAACCATTATTTGAATAGGCATTTGATGTGCCATATCTAATGCCATATTCTTGTTGGTTATGTGTAACAATAAAAGGTTCATATCTTTCTTCTGCTCTAATTTCACTGATAGTACGTCTAACACTTTGAGCATTATTGATATTGCAATGATCCATAATTTCTTGAACTGATCTTCCTCCTGCTACCCTACAGAAAGACCATAACCTACTTTTAACAGTGTTAGAAGATCTTCCTATATAACTAGGACTAGTTAACTCTTCCTGCACTGTATGAGCTTTAAATCGAGTTTGTAGGCTATGATTAACCATATTCTGTAAAAAGTTAACACATGTGAATATTTTATTGGTTTCTAATGTTCCTCCATGTGAACGAAATTCTACAGTCTTTTTAGTGTTATAATGTTGTAGATTTACAGCACTATATTTACGAGTGCCGTTTGTGTGGTTCTGCACTCTTTCAAGATCATGTTGAGTAACTCTAGCATTTAGAACTTGAGTAACACTTGCAGGCTTTCTTGACCAATAACCATTTGGTCTATTTGCTGATCTACAGAAACCACCATCATCACGTCTAGATTTAGGAAAACATGAATGAAAGAAATCTATATGTTTTGACACTCTGTATAAAATATCTTTCATAACCTCTAAAGGTATTCTTGAAGATGTATTAGTATCAAATAATTGATTAAGTTTATTTTGATCTAATAAATAATTCCTATCAGCTTGTCTCATCTCTGTAGATCGTCTAGAAAATTCTTCATTTGAAAGACCTGCTTTAATTGGCATAGTAGACAAATGAATATGTGTAGAGCATTTGACGTTAACTCTCCCACCTTGGCTTTGAATTTGATTATAAACTCTATCCATATAATCTTTTGTGAATTGACAATCAGCCAATACGGGAAGATCAGCCTCTGTGCCTACACTAGGATCACTTTTATATGAAAGACCATTAATAAGATTTGATCTTGTATTAAAACTATTCATTTGGTTTGGACTAACTCCAACAAATTCAGGCTCTAATCCAATCGCTATTGTTTTGTTTGTAAATAAATTTTGCACTGTTTTAACCTTTCCAAAAATTTAACTTTGCATAATATAGTATATATATAATCTTTTTATGTAATCATTACAATACCTAAATACGAACAAATGTAACTTTTTTTTATAGCTGCGATTAAGTTATTGATTTTATTACATTTTTTAAAAAATAAAAAAAAATTTTTTTTTCCTATTTACCCTTTATAAATATGAGGATTTTTGTACCCTTTGAAGTGAACAGCGAACCAGCCCGATGCCCGATGAACACGAACAATTGTTCGCCCCGACACCAGAAAAAACCCAGCCTCCGAAGAAGCTGGGCTTTTGCCTCAGGAGAAACTTACCTCCACTGCTTGCCACCAACCCGTTTAGTCAACGGACTTCCTGTTTCCTCCATTCTAAAACTCTCTATGATTGCAGAGTCGATAGAGTTATCGATCATGTCCCAGTGACTTGCATTGAAAAAGTTCTTCAATCCAGTTCTGATACCATCGACATACATAGGACTTGGTGTGTGGAATCCTGTGTAATTCATTTTGTAAGCAAAGCCATTAAAGTATTCACCATCAGCTTGAAATAGTACATCAATCTTTCTGTACAAACTTGGAAAGCCCTCGTACCTGTCTAGTGCTTTTTCACAGTCAGGTGTGATATCCCATGCAACTGCTGGTGCATCTTTATACTTGCTTTTGTCATGTGGAACAATGTCTGCCACGTTATTAAACTTAAACCTTTGACCGACAATGAAACCAGACCCCATTGGTTTGGCACTGGGACACCTTCGTGCCATTGCCCTTCTATTTGTATTAGCTCCGTAAGCTATATAAATCCTTTTCATGTGTATCTCCTTTGGCTGAAATTGATTTAATATATATATAGTATTGATTGCTACACCTGTCAATATCTTTTTTTATTTTTTTTACAGCAAATCCAGCTACGGGACTACGAACAATTGTTCGGTTACAGGATAAAAAAGAAGCTGGGCTTCTAACCCAGCTTCAGCTCCTCTCTTCTATTATGATTCTTTTACCTCATCACAAACACTATCGAATTGATCTACGATGTCTTGATAATCTGCACCACCTTCTGCCCATAGTTTTTGTGCCTCTTCTTGATCTTTTGCCTCTACAATATATCTTTCTAATATTGTAGATTTGACTATAACTTCATACATTTTTTTCATTTTTTTTTCTTTCTGTTGATTGTTCTACTTCATCTAAAAATTCTTTAAATTCTGCTAACTCTATCATTAGTTTTAAATCATTTTTAGTAAGACCCCTTGTTTCCATAGAAGGCTTCTGTTTTGAAATCTGCATATTATTCCTCCTTAAAATGGTACGATTATTACTACTGCACAAAGAACTACCCAAAAGATAATAGTTTGAACTACTGCCAATGCTATTTCCCAACTATCCATTACATATCCTCCATGTCTCTTGCAACTTCGTACAAACACATAAATGATTTAACAAAACGAATTTGATCTGAATCAAGACCATAAGCACTTGGATCATAATCTACATCTTCTGCATTAGGTACGAACCTTTCGTTATTAGCATCAGGCTTGTCATAAACCTTGTGCTTGTGACACCATGAGTGCCACAATTCTACAAGACCATCTAAAGCTGGTGTGCCAAATCTAAAATTGTGTTTTTTAACTTCAGTAACCATTTTTATCTCCTATTGGCTGTTTATATATTATATAGTAATCATTACATAATATAAGTCAATAACTTTTTTTTATTTTTTTTAATTTTTTTTTAATTTAGGTGTTGACATTGATTGTAATGATTGCTATATATATAAAAGTGATGGCAAGACAGTAATGGTTTACAGTACCCCATCACAACAACATGAGGTCGAAAGTTCGGGGTAGGGGGTTCACAGACCTAAAATAGCAACTCCCCCAGTTAATGTGAGAGCATGAAAAAAGAGTCGAGAATCCTTTCCATCTCGGCTCTTTTTTTTGTCTGGCTTCTGGAGCTGGGAGTCCGAACAATTGTGCGGACTTAACCTTTACCAGAAGAAGCTCCAGCCAGAACCAGCACAAAAAAAATCGGAAGCAGGTTTCCCCGATCCCGATTTTAGTTGGGCAAGTTGCCCGATTAGAAGTTTTGTATTATGAAGGGTAGATGCTTTCTTTCAGAAGCTGGTATGTCTGCTTCTTTTCCTCTCCAGCATTCAGGAAGAATAACGGAAGTATAATAATCAATGCAGTCATTGTTACCTCCAAATATATATTTAATGTCTTGGTTCGAATATTGTTCTTCAAAGTCTTTAAAGTTTTTATATTCTGTGAAGTCACAACAGATTGCAATAACGTCAAGTTCAAAAGTTCCTGAGTCGTTGCACTCTGCCACTTCCTCAAAGTATTCATAAAGGGCTTTAAGTCCGTTATATGAAAAATTGTTCTTATAAGTGTCCCAGCTCTTAAATGCGTCTATGAACTGGCTCTCTGTTACTCTTTGTATAATCATTTTTCTCTCCATTGGCTGATTAATACATATAATATATAGTAATGATTACATACTGTCAACAGTTAATATTAACTTTTATTAATTTTTTTTCAGGTGCTGTTGCTTTTCCAGCAGCTGGTGACAGCAGCACAGCGCGGACAATTGTTCGGAGTCAGGTCTGGACAGCACACCAGACTGACCCGTGTGTGAACGCGAACAATTGTGAGTATTCAGGTCTGGACGGGGAGTTGTGCAGCCCGATTCACCCTGACCCGATCCGAACCAAAACCCGAACCCGTTGCTGGAAGCCAAATAGTAGCCCGATGGAAGCCCGATCCACCCCCGATCCAGCCCGATTAGCAGCACAACTCCGAACAATTATACGCATCCCGATCCCGATCCCGATGCTGTCCAGTCCCGTTCATAGAAATTGTTCGGTGTCTCCGTGCCAGACCACGGCAAGTGCAGACCCATATATACCCATGTTTAGCTATTTTTGCCTATCTTCTTTGGGTGTATGTGGGTGACGTTAGCTTTTTTCATCCGATCCTGTGCTTTTTGTTGCAGGTTCTGGAGTTCAGCCAGTATTTCTTCCTTCGTCATACTGTCTACTTTCTCATGTAGTACATGAGCCTTATTTACGAGCAATCCAGTAGCCTTTAAGCGAAGTTCTTCAGCCCGAATAGCCTCACCAAACTTTCCTGACTCCCAAGCCTCGTTAC